CTGCAGCGAGAAGACGGACTTCACCGCCATCACACTGCCCTTGGCCAGGCTTGGCGACTCGTTGAACGAGCAGTAGCCGGCGTACAGCAGCACGCCGCCACCCGGGATCATGCCGCGCAGGCAGGTGAGCGCGACGCCATCCGAGATTTTCTTCAGGGCGGCGTGATGCGGCAGCGACTTGTCGTCAGCGGTAGTCAGCGTGACGGTGGTTGCGGTGAAGCCGTCGGGCAACATGACCGGCATGTCGCTGTCCAGCAGCGGCACTTCGACGTTTTTGCCATCGCCGCCGGCGATATCGGCGCTGACCACACCAGTGACGGGAGTCCAGGTGGTGATCTTGCGCACGGTGCCGACGCCAGCGCCGGCTGGGAACAGCGACGTGTCGCTCGTGTCCAGCCCTTCCAGCGTGAACGAGGTGCCCGACGCAGCCTTCAGGCGGAACACACGACCGTTGGCCTTGCTCCAGCCGCCGGTGTATTCGACGAAATCGCCGGTGGCGAAGGTATTCGTCGCGGTGGCCACGGCCTCGGTGGCGTTGGTAATCGCGGTGATGCTGACGGCAGCGGCGAATGCGGACGCTACTGCGAACGCGATGTTATTTGGCAATTGCATATCGGCCTTTCAGGGGTAAAGCCCGGAAGCCGGGCATGAAAAAAGCCGCCAGATTTCTCGGGCGGCTTGTAGTAAAAACTTGTTTCGTCAACAAAAAAGCATGAAGTCCTGCATGGTTCCGCGGGAATCGGTTTCCTCGTCGTACGTGGACGTCCGGCCGGATACAACTTCGACCTGCAGTTCGGTCGCGGAGCGCAACGCGTCTTCGACCAGCTTGGCGAGCTCAGACACTTCGGCGCGCTCGCTTGCGCCGGCCCAGCAATTCACCTGAATGCGCACGCGCTGCTTGGCCGGGCGATCGCCAGACAGGAAGTTCATCGGCTCCCCGCCCACCACTTGGTATGTGATGTATGGGGTATCCGTGGACAGCGGCGCCACGTCGGGATAAAGGCGGCCGTCGGCCAGGTGGGCCAGCACGACTTCAATATGGTCTTCTGGGGTCACTTTGCATTCCTTGCGATCTGCTCAGCCAGGGTTCGCGTCATGACGTCGATGGCTTCCCGTTTTTTGCTGTCGTAGGCGGGCCGCATGAACGGATATGCCCGGGTTCGCTTGTTTCCAAATTCCAGATCAGCCACGCGCTGAGCTGCTTCTCGGTGGGCCTTCCAGCCAATCGTCCTTCCCGTCTTTTTGCTCACCTTTTTGTTCTTGGGCACGAACTTGTGACCCTTCTCGACAAAACGCCAGTAGAAGGCGCCAGGGCTGGCGGCAGTGCCGTTGCGCACGGTGACCATGTACGCCTGACGTCGATCCCCATCGGAATCCTCTTCCAGATGCTTGACAATGATGTTGTCGAATAGGATGCCGGTCTTCTTGTTGGCCAGCGAATTCTGCTTTGCCTGATCGCGAAAAACCTCGGCGCCGGCAAAACCCACCGTCCGAAGCGTCGATTCGCCGAGCGCTTCAGTGATGGTTCGCCTTGCAGCTGTCATCGCAGTCTCAAAAGCTGAGGTGTCGAAGTCGATCATGTGACAGCCTTGCACACCAGGAACATGAAGCGGGAGTCGCGCGCATCCGGCAGTGCCGACTCGACGTCGTAGGCCTTCCCCTTGAAGAGCACGCGCACCGCGGTGTCGATGTCGGCACGGGCGCGGATTCGGATCGAGCACTTGACGATCGAAACCTCGGCGCCGGCGCGCACCACTTCAGCCCCGCTCGGGAAAAGCACGTGCGCCCAGACCGTGGCAATGGGTTCGAAGACCTGGGGCGCCCGCAACTTGCCGGTGTCCGGACCAGGGCGCTGCAGGGTGATCCGATCGTTCATCACAGGTACACCCGCGCACGATCAAGCAGGCCGCCCAGAAACTCACTCTTCGGCGTGCCGGCCGGCGCGAAGTGCTCGGCGACCTTGCCCAGGATGTAGCCCTTGATCTCGTCCGGCACCGTGCTGTCGTCGACGCCGTAGCCGCACGAGTACTGCACCTCGACTGCACTGATGCGCGCCTGCGTCGCCGGCCAGCCGCGGCCCGGCGCCGGCACGATGTAGCCAGGCTCGCTTTCGTTGTCGACCAGGTAGTCGTCCGGATGCAGGATCTGGCGCACGCCGTTGGCATCGTAAAACTTGATGTGCTCGACAGCCAGGATCGGCGGATGCTCGAGCCGGAAGGCCGGCGGGAATTTGTCGAGCGTCAGTCGAAAGGTCTGCGCCACCAGCGCGCGGCCCGTCTCGTGCTCGGCGTCGCGCGTGTGCTGGCCGATGACTTGGCGCAGCTCGACGTCGGCTTCGGTCCCGTCCAGCCGTGCCGACAGGCGCGCAGCTTCCAGCGACACGGCCAGCGCCGCGGGCGGGGTAATCAGTCGCAGGCTCATCGGGTCGCTCCTTGTGTTGCCGGTGGCCGGCCGGCGCCGTGCGGCGCGCCAGGTGCTGCCGGCGCGCGCGCGTATTCGACGGCGGCCTCTTCCTGCTGCTTCAGCAGCTCGGTGTTCGGCACGCTCGGCAGTTGCGATGCATCGATCATCAGTTGTCCACCCTGTTAAATTGAATGGTCCGGTAGAAGCGCTCGCTGTTCGCACAGTCGATGCGCAGGTCGCAGTAATTGACGCCAGCCGGCAAGGTGTCCATGCCGCCCAGCTTCACCAGGATCAGCGGACCCTGGATCACAGCCGCCACCAGCACACTCACGCCCACCGGCTGCGCCAGCACTGCGCTGGCGGTGGTGTTGCTATCGGCCAGGTCGTTGCTGATGTCGGCCACGAAGTAGCTCTCGTCGTCCGCATCCTTGTTGAGCGACCACGATCCCACCTGCTGCTTGAACCAGATCGTCCGGTCGAACCGCTCCCCGTTCGCACATGTGACGCGAAACGTGCAGAAGTTGGCCGCGCCGGTGGCGGCATTGAAGCCGCCCAGCTTTACCAGGATCAGCTTGCCCTGGATGACGGGCTGCTGGAGCACCGTCACGCCGGCGGCGATCACCTCGACGGACACGGCAGTGGTCTTGCGCTCGTCCAGGTCGACCGTGATGTTCGCCACCCAGTACCGCTCGTCGAGCGGGTGCTTTGCGCACGACCACCGCCCTGCTTCCAGATACGGCGCGTTTGGCACGGCCGCGCTCGGCACAGTGCCAAACGCCACCACGCGGGTGCCACCCGGGAAAGCGACTCGGCGCGACTCGGCGACCGTCGACGCGACGACCGCATTTTGCGCAGGCGGCTCGGCCAACGTGGTGAAGCTTTCCTCCAGCGGCGTGGCGCGGTTGCCGGCGACGTCGAAGGCGCGCATCCGCACTGAGTGCGTAGTGCTCGCAGGTCTGCCGGAAACCGTGACCGAGCGAGCCGCATTATCGATAACCGTGTAGTTCGCGCCGCCATCGATGCTGTATTCATAGCCAGCGACGCCAACTGCATCTGTAGCCGCCGGGCACGACAGCGTAGCGCCGGACGTGGTAATGGCGGACACCGTAATTTTGCCGACCATGGCTGGCGCCGTGGTGTCCCCTCCCGGGACCGGCATTTCCCAAATAACCGAATTGGGCTGCGCTTCAAAATCAGGCAGCAGGCGCAGTTTGTTATCCAGCCGGAGCGCGGCCTGGTCTATGTACGCGCCGCTGTACGCGCCCACCGGGTGCGTGATCGCGTACTTCTTCCACGTCGCACCAGAGTCGGCGCTAGTGAAAAGGTAAAGCTGGTTGTTTGTGCCGAGCGTCGTCGTGATGTTGTCGTCAGTCGTCGCAGCGGTGACGATAATCTTTCCGCCGTGATACGCAACGTGTGGCGTACCGGCGTCCTGCGCGCCGTTGTGCGCCATCAGCCGAGTGCGCACCCACTTATTGGTTGTCGTGTTGTACTTGGCCACCCACAGGCTGCGGAATGCTTCGTCAGGGTGTTGCCAACTTGAGACCAGCAGTGGCTGGCCATCGGCGCCGATCGCGATGCGCGCCACGCTTGCGTTGTGGTTGTAGTTGTTGTTCGGGAACGCGATATCACTATCGTCCGTGCCGCTGACCACTGGTAGATTTAGCGCCTTGCCGCGCATAGTCGTGAAGGTCGCACCGCCGTCCGTCGACTTGATCAGGTTGATGTTCTGACGTGGATAGCCTGACATTTCAAACGGCCCAGCGCCCTGCCGAAACTCGGTCGTGACATATAGCGTGTCAACGCTCGTAAATGCGATTTCCATGCCGTATGAGCCGAGGTACGATGCGGCATTGCCAGCCAGAAAGTTAGAGCCTTTGCGTTCGAACGTGCTGCCGTTCCACTTATAGACGCCGGCCAAGTAGCCATTGCCTCGTGCGCCCATCCACATGCTGCCGTCGAACTGGTTACGGAAAAAGCGGCGGTACGAGCAGTTCGCGTCCAGTCCGGTCGGTGCTGTTGTCGCCGCCAATGCAGAAATGTCTTCGGTAGCCGATGCCAAACCAGCCCATGCCGTATGGTGCGCTTCGCCGTAGGCAATAACTTTGCCGTCGTCGGTCACGCACACGCTGCCGTCGCGGTGCCCGATCGTGGTGTCGTGCGTGCCTGTGCCGATCTGAACGTCCTGAATCACCTCGTACGTGTTCTTGTTCAGCT